AGACCGTGACGGTCTTGGCCTTGGAAATATCGGGCAGCGGGACGCCGGCGGTCATCGGCTGAATTGCCCAAGGCGCGCCCTTCCACGCCTGCGTGGTGTTTTCCGGTGTCGTCTCTTTCCATCCCTTGGCGTTCTGATCCTCTAGCTCGCGTTGCCGATCTTCGAGTGCCGACCGTTCAAGACTGCTCTGTGGCTTATCGGCGAAAACCGACTTTGTCTTGTGCTTCGCATTCCACGCGGCCATCTTGTCTTCAAACCCGCTGCGTTTGATTCCCATCCCGATATCCGACAGAAAGTCCCCCATGTCGTGGGACGCTTGCGGGACTTTCAACATGGCATTGACGAGTGTAGAAATTCCCGTCGCAAGGTCTGCGATGGGGCCGATGCATGTCGAGATCGTGGTAGGCAGGTCAGCGAGGACTCTGAACAACGGATCGAAGTCCGTCTCCGAAATCGCCCCCATCAGCTTTTCCAACCCGCCGATGATCTTCTGCCCAGCGGGGCTGTCCGGATCGAGTCCAGACAGCATCTTGTCGAAGCGCTCCTTGAGCCGTTCCATCGCGGGCGAGCCTTCAAGCCTGCCCATCAACCGCGCGGGCAATTCTGCTAGGTGGGTCAGTTTGGCTTCCAGGGTACGGCCTGCGAACAGTCCCGACTCGCCTAGTCCCTTGCCGGTCTTCTTTTCCAGTCCGCGCAGTACGACTTCAAACGCCTTGGCGGCCGGGATGGTGCCCTCCTCCAGTCCCTTCTTGACTGACTTGACATCCATCCCAAGGGCCTTGCCTAGTTCCTTCTGGATCTCGTGCCCCTCCAGCCCCAACCCCTTAAGGCTGCGCGCATCCATGCGCCCCGTAAGCTTCATCCGGGTCAGAGCCTCCATGGCCCGCCCCGCGCCCTCCACGCCGTCGGCCGAGAGGCTTGCCGCGTCTGCCACGGCCTCCAGGGCGCTACGAAATTCCTGCCCCTTGTAGCCGGCCTTCAGCAACTCGATACCAAACCCCTTCGCTTGGGCTTGGCCGAACTCTGTCAACTGCGAAAACTTCCCGAGATACTTGGCCGTCGCCTCCGCTTCCTTAGAATCCCCGAGGAGGTTCGTCAGGGCCATCTTGCTGCGCTCGGCATGCGCCACGGTGTGGACCGTGTCCTTGACCAGGTCCGACACCTTGCCAACCACGAGTTTCACGCCGTTCCAAGCATGCTCCAGGGCATGCACGGCAAACTCTGCCGTGAAGACGTCGCGGCTCAGGCCCTTGCCCCCGTGGTCCATCTGGCGGATCTGTTCGTTGGCCTTGCCGGCGGCGCTCTCCACGCCGCCTAGCCCTCGGATCGCATCGGTGGCGCCACGGGTCCGGCTATCCAGGTCGATCAGAAACTTGATCCCGTCGGCCATTACTTGCGCCTCGACATGGCTTCCGCGTATGCCCGCGCGAATCCCGCACAGGTCGCCAGATCATCAAGCCCTCGCGCTACCAGCATCGCGCCCACCATGGCGCGATCATCTTCCGGGCTGCCCATGAGCGCCAAGATCGATTCGGCCATGTCGCCCAAATCCTTCCTGGCGTACTGGTACGCCTCTAGAGCAGCGTGACTTTTTTTGCTCGATCGGCTCCCGCGTACGTCACCAGTTCGCTGCCGAATTGCTCGATCAGTCCCGGGCGCTCTGCGATCATGTGCGCAAACTTCGCTTGGTCGGGATAGACGGCGCAGGGGATGACGATCAACTGCAAAGCGTTGGCCTGCACTTGGGGGTTTCGGTCGAGCGAGTCCGTCCGGTAGCGGTGCCACTCGGCGCCGTTGGGGCGACGAAACGCCACCATCACGTCGCGCCCCGAGTCGGTCCCGTCGTCGACGGGCAGAACCAGCAGCGGGTATGAGATGCCGAGCGCCGCCTTCGCCGCCTTGATGGCGACGATTTCGGCGTTGCCGACTTCGATGGGTGGCGCGTTCGATGACTGAGACTCCATGGGTTACCTCCTATGGTTGCAAGTCGCCTATGGCGACGGGATGACGGCATTCGAGGGCGCTAACTGCGTAAGTCCCGGCGCGCCCCAGTGGATTTCCGTGATGTTCAGTTGGAACGACACGGTCAGCAGTTCCGTGCCTTCGGAGCCACCAGCCTCGGGGCTGTGGATGCGCACCCCAAGGAGGGAATCTTGCACGGTCAGCAGGGGATTCGACGGCTCTGCGTAGCTCACGAAGATCGGAAGCACCGCTTCGGAAAAACCGCGCTTCCCGATAATCGCCAGCGCATCCCGCACGATCATGTCCCAGCTCGATCGGTACACCTCCCACGTGCCGGTGGGGTTCAACTGCCCGCGGCCACGAATGAGCCGTCGGCCGCCCGTGCCCCACCCCTCGCCGAATGACAGGCCATCCGTGTACTTGATCGACTTGGTGGCCACGACCTTCTTGATCCCGGCAATCGAAATCTCGACCGACGACCAGGAAAACGCGAAGCCCGGTGTATCGGGGTAGCTGAGAATGTCCAGATATGCTGGCATGGGGCTCCTTTACGCCGTCAGGCGCGGGTTGCGGAAACCAATCGTCGCGATGATCTTCTTACTGTAGCCCTTGGGAATGATCGTAATCGTGCAAAGCAACGTCGCATCGCTGAGCAGATCACTGCTGGTGTCGATCGCAAAGTTGACCGAACTCGCCAGGTCTTTCGCGGTCCCGGGCTCGCCCACCATCGCATCAACCAGAACCTGGGTAATCTTCGCGTTGACTTTGTTGGCGTCGCGGGCATCGATCTTTCCGGTGTCGGGATCAATCCGCCAGTCGGCGTTGACGTAGAAGTTGAGTTGCGCTTGCGCAATGGTTGCGGCCACGTCAACCACGCGAACATTCATGATCTCGGCGTAGTCGCTGCCCGCTGGAGCCATCGTGTTACCGTTGGTCGGAATCAGCAACCCGTTGAACTGCCGCAGAGTAGCGAACCGCGCGGCGTCGAACGTGTCGGCCGTCGGTGCTCCCCCGTAGGCTTTCTGAATCGCCGACACTCCCGGCAGACCGCCGCGCCCAACCCACCCCGGGCTCTCGGATGCGCGAACGCTCGCAACCCGCGTCCCGTAGGACCAGGATGCCGGCCTTCGCAGCAGCAGGCCAGTCATGAGCGACATGACGTCCTCAGTGCCAACGATGACCGAGGCCCGCCCGGTGGCGGAGCTGTAGGTCGATAACGCGGACGTCACCGTAGCGTCAGCCTCGACGCTCGGGCACGCGCAGAGCCCAAAGACAAATTGTTTGTTCTCCGTCTCGGCCGCCTGCAACTCCAGGTCGAGCGCCAGCGCCATGGTGTCGGCCGCCGACGCCGAAGACGGCATCTGCACCAGGTCGATGCCCTCGAATGGGATGGGGTTTGCCAACGCCGCCGCAATCGCGGCCTCTGCACCGCTGGCGTCGAACGTGGCCGGGGCGGCGGTCGCCGTGTAGGAGTCGCCGTCGTCGTACTGCGCACTTGTGAATGCCAACATGATCCCAGTATCGGGCAGCACAACCGTAGCGGCCGTCACGATGGGCTGAGAGTTGCTGTTGCCGCCGTCGAGTGAGTATGTGAATTGAGCCGTGCCGCGCGTCCCCGCGAGCACGATGTCAACCTGCAGTTCATAGGCGTCCACTGGGCTCGATACCTGTGTCACAACATCGGGAGCGCCCGAGGTTCGCGTGATGACTCCCGTGGTGGGGATGGTGTAGACGTCGCCTCCCCGATATGTGCCAGCGGCAAACGTCAGCGTGCAGAGCGTGCCAGGCACGCGGTATGCCCAGCTTGACCCCACGCTGACAACGGTGGCTCCATAAGCCCCGCCGTCAATCGAGAATTGAAACGACGCCGTTCCGACTGCGCCACTCAGCATACACTTGACCAGGATCTGCTCGAAAGGAGCAACGGTGCTCGATACCACGCCCGCGCCGGTCCCGTGCTGGGTCCATGCCCCGACCGAGCCAGCCGCCGCGATGGTGGCCGGCACTGCCAACATAGTGTTCCCCGAAAGCGCACAGCGGTTGTAGACCGCATCGCACAGCGGGCCGGCCTTTAGCAACCGCTGAGCGGTGGTCGGCGAATTGCACACCGCAATCGTGTTGGGCGTGCCCGACGCCGAGATCCCTACCATGACCTGCGTGTGGCCGGCGCCGACGCCAGCGTTTCCGCCAACGCCCCCGCCGTCCGCGAATGTGATGCCTACAGATGGGATCATGGTGTCTCCTTATCGCGCGTGAGCCGCCGCTTCGATGGCGGCGGTGAATCCTTCTTCCGTGACCTGCGTGTCGAGCGCCCAGCCGTTCGCCTGCATGGCCGCCTTGAGCTTCCACGTCCCGCGATTCAGCTTGACCGGCTTCAGCTTATTGCCCTTGAGCCGCTCCGGCAGGAGGCCGGCCGCAAGCGCCAGCGATTCGACGGTGTTCACCGGGATGAGGGTTTCTTCGTTGTCGTTCATGGGTTCTCAATCTCCACCGTAATTCGTGCGTCGGTGGCCTTGGCGGTTGGGTTGTCTTCGCGAAGCAGCGAGATTTGCAGCTTGATTTGCAGCTCGGCCGCCATTCCGATCCCGGTGCGCTCAGGTGGAAACCAAGTCTGTTTGAGGAATTGCCAGCCGCTCGCGCTCAGACGGCGCTGTAGTACGTTCTCCAGGTGACTCCCCATGGCCTCAGTGAGGTCACAGACGTGGAACGGCACCTCGGCGTCGGGATAGGTCCCCGTAGGCGCGACCCCGCCGAATAACAGGAACGCGACCGGGACCATCCGCACGGCGAGCAACCCTGGTGCCCCGGCCTCGCCCTGACGCCGCGGCGCTCCCCTCTCCTCGTCGAGTGGCATCCACCAAATCGCAGGCGGTGCGGCGTTCGCCCAGTCGTCAGTGGGCGGCATCACGACGAGCCCAGGGATCACAGTCTGCAGCTCGGCCAGCACCGGGCCGACGATGTCCGCGATCTTGGGACACGTCTGCGTGAGGTCAAGAGGACCGCTCATGCTCGAGCCCCCTTGTTGGCCCACCTGGTGAGCAAGCCAATCGTCTCCCGCTGGATCATGTGCTGCCAGGTGCCTGGGAGGCCGCGGTCAGCAGATGGCAGCATCATGCGCTGAGGGATGGTGATTCCGCTCGCAAACGTGCGGGCGAAGCGGTTCGCTACGACCGTTTGACCGGCGCGCCTGGCTTTTCTGGCCTGCGCCTCGGTTGCAAAGCGGTTACCCACGCGGTAAGTAACATTCTGGTAGCTCGCAAGCCGCGAATGGGGCGAGATATGGGCGCCGTTCTGGTGAGCCGCCGCATACCCGACCGGGATGGCCACGCCGCCACTTCTGCCATTCGCGATCGCGGTAGTGCTATTCCGCATCCGCGCGGTCCTGATGAGAATCTTCTGGCCCCGCGCTTTGAGCCCCTTGGCTTCGCGTCGCAGCCGCGCCCGCTTATCGCGCGAGCGTTCCCGCGCCAACGGAGCCCACGGCGTCCCGTAGGGGTCGCGCTGGTTGCGGAAGGTATCCATCGTCAGCTTCACACCACCGGCCGCGATGAGCTGCGCGAGCCGCGGCTGAAAGGCTCCGTCCGCGATTCCCTGCAGACTCTTGATCTCGTCGGCGAGGCGCTGTTTGTCCCACGTAACCGAGGCCATTAGCAACGTCTCCCCGTGAAAGCGCCACCGCGAAAGCCGTCTGGCGTGAAGTACCCGCGCGACTGGTAAGACGAAACCTGCACTGTGCCGCCGCCCGAGG